CGAGTACAGAGATTCTAGGATTCATGCCATGCTCACCGAACAGGACGCGGAAGATATCGTTCAGTTGAACAACATTGAGCTGAACGACTATGACATTGAGGTCGTCTCCATGGAGGATGGATACGCAGGCGCTACAGAGATAAAGGATCGCGAGCTCTACACAACCGACGAGATTATAGAGATCATCTGTCGCACACGTTCTCCAGGAGAACATGGGTGCTATGATATGAACATCGATAGAGACTGCGATATCACCAACGAGCCCTTCTGTGAAGAGACGATGGATGCCAATGGTTGGGAGATGGTGGACACTCTGTATCGCATTGAATCAGGTGGGTGCAAGATCAGAGAGTACGACAGTGATTATGATAGTGATGACGATGACAACGCCACAGCGCAGGGCGATGTGCTAAGTGAAGTGAGCGATGTAATCGTTGACGATACAGAGACTAGTTTTGGATCAACAACACTAGTTGGCGGTGATGTTGATGACGATATCTTTAGAAGATTGGAAATGGAGTGCGAAGGGAGTGATGATGATGCTGAGGGATCGCTCTAAAATATAAATAGTAACATATACAACAAAAATAGTTCTGGCAGAGTCCAGAACTATTTTTGGTTGGTCTCGCAATAAAATATCGCGACGTATAGTACGATGGTGAAAGGAAACACTGCCATGTACAACGCAACGTTTTTAGGCCTTATCATACTGTTCGCCATCCTATCAGGGATGATCGGACAACAGGCGATGGCGATCCTGCACGCACCGAACACAATGGAAGGGCTTACACTTAAAAGTGTGTCCGATGGGATAACCGCGACAAAGAATAAACTCAAACGACAAGCGAATGCAAAGGTGGCATCTGTCACGGGAGGTGCAGAGAGTTTTACGACCAGACAAATGGGTAATATCCTGGACCTCGCTGGCATAGGCGGCGGTCGCAAACGGTCTTCTACCACCGACGAGTCGGACTAGTCCCCATACCCAGCCCAATTACAATTTTTTGGTACGATAGTACACAGAACAATGGCACGAAAATCTAGGACAAATAGTAAGAATGCAAAGATACCTGATAGTATATTTATTCAGGGTCTTGTTACTGGTGGGAAGGCGGAAGATAAACGGAATAAAGGTGGTGTGGTGACTGGGTACCTCATACGCACGCTTTCCTTTATGCATGCCAATGTCCTTAGCATGAACAACAGTAAATATTTCGCAGGTATCGTGATGATCATGCTGAATCTGGGCGCCAAGGTGGTGAGTGTTAATTTTAGCAGTTCTACACAGGAGTACCTCAAGCATGGTGCGAGCAAACAATTGTTTATTTTCTCTATGGCGTGGATGGGAACGCGTGACATATACACGTCCATCATTCTGACCGCAGCATTTACGATTCTCTCTGAGTATCTATTCAATGAAGAAAGTAGTATGTGTATTGTACCGAAGAGATTTCATATGCTGAAGAAGGAGATTGATACGAACAACGACGGGATTATATCCGAAAGCGAACTTCAAGCGGCTCTGAAGGTTCTGCAGAAGGCGAAGAATCTATCTAATGGATCCGCGACATCGAAGCAGTCAGTAAATACAAATACTTCAACAGCATCTGTAGTATGATACAATATTCCCACTATATTACACGTATGATATGTCATGTAGTACGAGTACGTACGTGCACTCTGTTATAGTGTCGTAGTACCGTTGTCTTGCTATTTTATTATCTTATTTTTTAGTAAGAGAATGTCTTTAGCAATAAATGCCGCCCCATTTCTAGCCGATGAGCCGCCCGTCCCTCTAAAGGGCGGAAATGCGCTACGTCGGAAGAACGCCAATAACAGAACAGTAAAGAATCGCAGCGATGCGGGACAAGGAACCGCCAAGATATCGGCTGACAATATCAGTAGCGTGCTAATGAACATACATGAATCGTCTCCGTCAAACGACGAGGACCTGGGTGAGTTCCTCCCACTCGCGCCACCTAATTCAGTCGGTGTAGAGCAAACGCGGATGCGTGATGGAACAGTAGGTAATGACGGTTCGGGGACAGGTGACTCAAATCCTCTCAACAACGCTTATCCCATGGACAACGGTGACAGTCACTCGTCACAGCCCTATTCGGTCAACACCGCCGACATGGATAAGTATCGCCAGTTCATGCCCAACTACCAACAGATGTACGGTAATGGTGTGGATACTGACCAACTCGTCGCTCCGACGATGAACTATGATAATGGTAATAATAATGGACAGAGTAGAATGTATGGACAGAATATGGGTAGCGGAGGCGGAGGCGCACGCGACCCCCTCCTAGAAAAGTTGAACCATGTTATTCATTTATTGGAAGAGCAACAGGACGACAAGACGTCGCATGTGACGGAAGAAATCATTCTCTATTTCCTCTTGGGGGTGTTTGTCATTTTTATTGTGGACTCATTCACACGCTTAGGCAAGTATACGCGCTAAGTAAAAATCAACATCAAAATCATATCGTACAGTATTTCGCACGATATGATAGTTCGAACCACTTGGTGGTACACCATTGTTTAGCTGTTTTGCTAATTGATCACGAGGCAACGGTTTGCTGGAAACGATCTGTACGCGAAATTGTAGAAAAAATATGCAGCGGGTTCGCGAATACTGACTGCGGTGCGCTTCTTCAGGTTTTCTACGAGGACGTCATTGTTCGATATATTCTCCATTAAGAGCAATGTATACTTATGACGCTTCCCTTCAGTGCGCACAATATGGGTCACTGACAACTTGAACGCATGCGCGAACAGATCGTCAGACGTGTCGCCACGCACCGACGCAAAGCATGCGAGCACCTGCTCGCCCTCGCTCAACCACGTACATGTGTGGCGGAAGAAGTACACGCTCGTTATCACACCCTGCACATTCACGAACAAGTACAAGTACACATTCCCCGTGCGCAGGAGCGCCGCGAGGTTTCCGTCTCCCACTCCCAAATATAGTCCGAAGTCGCGCTTCGCGCGCTGGCGGATGAAATCAGACGCCAAGTACATGTTTGTGGGCGTACAGCGAACGACCTTTCCCACATTTGCGGGCAGCGGTGGCATCGTGCGCCACCCGCGCATACTAAACCCATCCATGGAATATTTGCATATGGGAACGACTCCCATGGTCTCGCCCTCACGCTTGAACACAGACACGACTGGTATGTTGGGTAGGCGACGATTGTAGTACTCGTGCGTGTAGATAGCATGTGCTGCGAGTTCCTTACCACGATTGTCTCCATCCACGCACAGGTAGTCAACGTAGTTGCACATAAAAGCCTCGCGTTCGCCACTGGGTCCATCAAGCTCGCACGCCATGGGACGCGTCGTCATGCTCGCAATCATCTTGGGTCTTTGCATGATGCGCTGCGTCTTGGCATCGACCAGGTTTTCGGTGCTGCTTAGTTCACTCAGATAACATTTGGATGCATGTCCTTCAAAGTACGGCATGATGTTCTGTTTGGACGGAGCGTACTTATTTGCACCGTTCTGGAGGTAGCTTCGCTTAATGAATGCACAGAACGTGGATTTTATACTGTTGGATGTATCTCCGAACTCGCTAAATTGTATATCGGGGTTGAAATATCGCGTCTTCTCGGGGATGGCGGTGCGAATAATTCCTGGCGGGAACAGGTAATACTTTAGGTCATATGTATGGAATACAGGCTGTGACGACCAAAACTTGTATTTGATTTTAACTATTATCCACGCGAGTATGAGCACAATTGCAACTATGGGAATGACATACACAAGGTATTCTGTATATGGTTCGTCTTGTGACCATTGCATTAGATGAATAACTGTACTGAAGAGAGACATTCGATGGACGGATATTACATATTATTATTGTTGCATGCATTTCACTGTATGTGAAATGCATATATGAATCTGATATACGCGACCTCGGATGGGTCAATGCGCCAGGATGAAATATGAAATGATTGGTGTAGTAATAGTTGTTATCGTCTAACGGCGACGGTGGCTCTTGCGAGGTCCCTTGCGGGATCTCTTTCCCTTGCGAGATCTCTTTCCCTTGCGAGGTCCCTTGCGGGTTCCCTTGCGGGTTCCTTTGCGGGAACCTGCGCGACGTCGGCGACGACCACCGGTTGCCGATCCATAATCAATAGAACCTTGTTCGTATGCTTCAACTTCGTGACCAGACATTATTATACAGTACGTAAACAAAAAATTGTTTTGTGAGTGGATTACTCAGGCTTCTGAAAGACATACAGATATTGATATTCGTATTCCGCCTTAATCATATCATTCTTTCCTTTGATAATAAACCCTACTCCAGTTGCAGCGGATTCGATCTTGTCCAAGTCATCCATGAACATGTTGTGATTGTTCTTCCTGAATGGCTTACCGTCGTCCTTATTCGTGAATTTCTCCACGAACGTCGCCTTGTCACCGTCCAGCTCAAAGTTAGCATCGTATTTGAAATTATTGAAGGTGACGCGACTGGTCGTGATGCGCTTTTTGGCGTAGCGTTGGGGGGTCAGACTGACCAGAGGGTTAGCGGGTGGGAGAATTGGATCGAACATGTCCTTATCGGCTAAATGGATTACCATAGTGCCGCCAGGTTTTAGCCACGCGAAGCAGTTGGCGAATAATGCAGTTTTATCCTCGAAGTAGTACACTGTAAAATAGAACATAGTAATGTGAGTGAATGTATTCTGTCTAAATACCGAGCGCTGCATTGCATCACCAAGTACGTATTTATTTTTGGGGTATTTTTTCTCAGCGACACGTACCATGGCTTGCGATTTCTCAATGCCCATGGCTTGCGAGAATCCTATCTCCTTTAGCTGCGCCACATGATGTCCCGTCCCTGAACCGATATCGAGCGCAATACTTTCATTATTGAATGGAGTGCTCTTCTTGATAGTCCCCATCTCAAACTCGTTCTTCTTCTGGAAGTAGGTGAGTGAATCATATATGTCCGCATAGAAGTCGTCATATATCTGTGGTCCCTCTATGATCTTGAGCGCTCCATTTGGTGTACCCGTCTGTGATTGTGGTTGTCCCGCACTGAACGCCTCTTTACTGGCTGCAGAACGGGTGCGAAACACGCGCACGAGAACTAATATGAGGCCTAAGATGACGAACACCTTGGCCCATGTGCTCAGGTTATGGATACCGCGGTACCAAGGGTACATCTGTTTCATCGAAGAGGTCATTCTGTATGTGATTTCTAATATGTATTGTACAGCTATTTTTTTTACTGGAAGAGTACAGATACCCGATTTACGTAAGTAGTTTAACGTTCACACATACCTCAATGAACACAACTGCTAAACACTCTGAGTCAACCAACTCTAACAATATCACCGACGAGAGGTCCATGGGCGAGTTCGCCAAGATAACGTTTTCGGGGTACAAGACGACACAAGCCACGAAGAAGTTACTGGATTCCCTATCCACGTCCAAGATAGAGGCAGCATGCTACTGGACAGCGGAGCTCGTGTGCTCGGGACACTATGCTGACCTGTGGGAGGCGATCTTCTTGTTCTATGGACGGAACGTGCACGTCGCGAACCCCAAGCTAGCCATCTACCTCGGTGGCAAGCTGACCAAATTCAAGGAGAACATGAACAATGCATCGTCTGCACAGGAGCAGCTGAACTTCCGAAACGAGCCCGCATTCCGACACCTGTTCTGCGAGATAGTCACGGTATTATGTCTATCGGATAAGAAGTTCACACTGCAGTACGCACGCGTACCCGACGAGGACTTTGATCTGATTGTCCTAAAAACTAATCTGATCGCTCCCGACTTCAGGCACGGGGAACGGATTATATTGCCCGATGATCCTAAGGAGCTACTGGTAACAGTGAACGAGTTGCAGCACAACATGTCATTAGGCGTGGCCAACACCATGCGCGCATACTACTGGGTGGAGTGGCTACTGGAATATGCCAAGCTCTGCAAGAAACGGAAGCAGCCATGTCTATTGCAGGCGCGAAGCGATATGCTGAACGACATAGTAGATACTAAGTTCCATCGGAACGCGGTATGGCTCATCTGGGACGCCATTCTCCACGAGGCTAAGGAGAAGCGCAGCGATATGGTAAACAAGGTGGTGAGCGCACTGTTTCAGATGTTCGCACTGCGGTATTCCGAGGTACATAACACGCGGCGCAAGAGCCTCATATACTTTGCAGTAACACTGCTCACCAACTGCGCCGCGGGCGCAGTGGAGGACTCGGTCATGGTGCGTGATAAGACGCGACTCGCATGCATGATGGCACAGATCGATGCTGTGTTCGCACAGGTGCAGGTGCAAGGGAAGGTGCAGACATAAGGGCAGGTGCAACAAGGTGCGGAACTCAAACCATGAACACAAAATACATAGTAGTTACAAACACGGATGCGACGGATGCATACGATTTGTAGTGTTCAACTCCTGTTGTTTCTTTTTGTAGTCAAGAACTGCTGCTCTTATCGAGTCCTCCGCTAACATCGAGCAATGAAATTTTACTGGAGGGAGCTTTAGATGGGTCGCAATATCTCGGTTGCTAATGGTAAGACATTCATCAGTCGTTTTTCCCTTTACCCATTCGGTAGTTACACTACTCGCGGCGATCGCCGACCCACACCCAAATGCCAAAAACTTCGCATCGACAACAACTCCTGCGGCATTGAACTCAAGTTGTACCTTCATTACGTCACCACATGCAGGCGCCCCGACCAAACCCGTGCCTACGTTTGGGTTCTTCCGATCCATCTTCCCGACATTTCTCGGATTTTCGTAGTGATCTATCACAATCGCATGATAACATCGTCTCATGCCATTATGTAATCGTAGAAGAGTACTCATCTTGTTCAAACTTACTATATTCATGCTATACTATATGAGGTACCTCTATATTTTACGCCATTGGTAAATGTAAAACGGACCAAATTGTATAAGGATTGTGTATGTTCGAGTCGGAACTTTTTTAACGGCGGGCGCGGGCCATATGGTAATATATTTTGTAAGCGAAGTACATAGAGATATGAGTTCCAATCCCACGATTTCTTCCCCCTCCTCCTCAATACAGCCACCACTGGCGATATCCTCTTCCCCCATGACTGTTCCAGTGACCGCGTCAGTGGCCACACCACCTCGCAGCAGTTCCATACTAGGAACATTAGGTTCATTAGGTTCGCTAGGACTTGCTAGCAGTGTAGCTACTTCATCGTCGTCCGTGTCGGAATCCGATTCGTTCCTCAGCTCGCCTATATTCATTGGAATAACAGTGATCATCGCACTCGCCCTCGCAGGGTTCAGTGTGTTCAGCTATTTAGGAACGGGAGCAGACGATTTGACGAGTCGTGCGCTGCAAATTCTTCGGTTTATCGCAGGATACTTGTCTTCCTTCATGAATAAGTTCACCGACAACACTGTTACTGGTACCAAAGGCGCAGTAGATGTTGCGGGTGGAACAGTGAAGGCAGGAGCCGCAATACCCAATGATCTTGTTAATGGATCAACAACCAAAGGCACTGTCGTGTCACAACAGAACAAGAAGAAGATTGACACCACATCCGTTGCGAGCGCGGATTTGGCGCAGCCAGAACAATCTGCTCCATCAAATGATCTACAGGATAAACTTGATGGAGCGACTGTACAAAGTCAAGGTCAGAACCAGAACAAAGACGAACCAGAAGCAGCAGCCACTAAATCTTCTGGACCAGGTTACTGCTATATAGGCGACGACAGAGGAGCTAGAAGCTGTATATCGGTATCAGAGTCGACCAAGTGTATGTCGGGCGATGTATATCCTAACCTCGATGTGTGCCAACGGGCGCCATAACTGGACTGATGATATTAGTTATAAGTCACTGTGAAGTTTTCTGAGCCATATGTATTTGCATATTTGAACTGCATGGTCCCGATCAAATCAACGAATCTTATCCTCTCGCCGATATCTAACCATCTAGAAACATTCAGATCGATGCCTGGGATAATCGGATTGGTTCGTCCAAAGAACGATGTTGCGAAATCTGTGCTGAGGTAATGTCGAACCCATACAGGTGAATCCCATGTAGGATGTCCTGTTTCTTCACGCATAACGTAGTATCGTAGGTTCTCATCGATGAACATCTCCGTCTTATCGGTGCCTATAAAGTTGAATAATTCGGTCGCCTCCCGAGTCAATGTTTGGAGACGTTCTTGTTCATATAACCCTTCGTCTGTTATGACTGATTTTCTCTCTAGTAGTTTAAATACGTAACCATTATTGACAGTTGATGTATCGTTGGGATCAGTAGTTACGGTCCTGGCGACGAGAACGCCAGGATGATACGAAGACGGAGTCACATATGTTGGTACATGATTATTTATGGTAGGTTCAATGAGTGGTGGCATGAGATGACAGGATATAACTGGTTGTATTGGCGGCATTGATGTGGTTGGTATATCCGTTACTATTGATGGAACGACAGGTGCGAATGGTCCAATGTCTGTACCTATAATTGATTGTTTGGTTACACTGACGTCGTTTATGGAGTTACCGTACCGATCAACATGTAGGTAGTTATGTGTATTGAAGTCCGTACCACGATCGCCCTTTGACGCGTAGTTGCGCTTGAGTCGTATGTTACCGCGAGCTATATCAGCATATCGCTGTACACGTGTTTGTCTCGTCGCGACATCCAGATGCGATAGTGCATCGACCTTGCGCGCCTCCTGTTGCAGTCTTGCTAGACCATCGTAATTCGGATGCGTGACGAAATTGTATTTGCGCGACCATTCCTTCTTCCCCCATGGAGGCGAAACCGCTCCGCCGAATATACCTTGAATTGTGGAAGGAAAATCTATTGTTGTTGCTGTTGTTGTTGCTGCTGTTGTTGTTGTGTTTTTTAGGGTGGACATACTGTACCACCATAAAAAATAGATGTGATGTGATTGCATTTGCATGTATCCTGAATACTTTTCAAGTTGATGGAGTCTAATTGCTGTATCCTGTAGGATTGAACATATCGCCTTGTCCAGCAAAGTACCAGCTACTGGCTAGGTAGTCGGCACCCTTGTCTGTGAGAGGGCTACTAGTGAGCGTCGTATTGGGACCCGCCTGTACGATGTTGTTCACTGTGTTGGTTCCGATGGCGTAGTTCCAGTACCACAAATTGGAGGAATATCCATTGAATCCGTCATTGAGGTGCAGGAACACCTTGTCGTTGTTCTGCTTGGGGGGCGTAACAAGTTGCTTTGTCTTGGTCACGAGTCCATTAACGAACACGTCCAGACTCTTGTTCTTCACACGGATCACAACATTGAACCACTTATTGAGCGGGATGTTATCGATCTCAATCTCCTCATCTATGGTGTCAAAACTATTCATGATCAACAGAAGACTGTTCTTACCAGGTGTCAAGTACAGACCAGGTGCGTTGTTGGGATACATGAGACCCGTTTTCTCAGGACTATTAAAGCCATCATACTTTTTAGCATACTGTTCTGGGTTGCCTTTGGAGAAGACGTGACGATACGTAGTGTGTTCTTTGTCATTGTTCACGAACATCCAGATACTCCATGTGAACTCAATACCACCACGCTGGTTGTCGGAACGAAGGATAGGGACGGACGAGTCAGAGTTTGGATCCTGATTAAATATAACCGTCTCGTTTCCAGGGACCATCCCATTGATAAGCTTGGGAGAACCATTGGGTCCCAAGAACCATGTAAGAACTCCCATACCCATCTGTAACACCACTACGAATACTAACAATACAACTAGAATAAATGCAAACTTTGAGACCATAGAGTTTGAATGTCCAAATCCACCCGGGCTGGTAGGAGTTACATTATCGCTCATCATACGGACTGACACTTGTACAGTACCTTATGATAAAATATTCAACCATTATGGCATACCACTAGAGATTCGCCTATACAGAATACTCCGACTCTACTTTCCCGTTCTTTGAGAAGGTGATCTTCATCTCAGTGCTTAATAGACTGGACAACCAGCTCCCTCCAAATCCCTTGGCGTAAATATCATACGCCTGTTGGGGGTTCATTGCGACATGGTAGTATCTGAAACTACTGGTCCATCCCTTGAAAGATCCCTTGCTCGCTTCTAAACTAGGAGTGATATACATGTCGGCATCCTTGTCCACCTTGGGGATACCGTCCATGACACAGGTACGAACCAGCTTTCCGTCTAAATACACGTCGCAAGTACGTCCATAGAAAGACACGGTAAGATTCACCCATTTCTGAATAGGGATGTTTGTGAGACGACATCGGCTGATGGTCTCGCCGTTAATTGTCGTGGCACCCGTTCCAGTCATTGTCCCGCCGCTATTAGGAGGAAGAACCGTCTGGAAGATGTCCAGAGTGTTGTCTGTGGCACCCATGACAATGGCCGGGCAAGGAGTGAGAACCTTGAGTCCAGGTAGAAGCTCTTCGGTTCCAGCTTCTCCGGCTTTGTATCTCACAACAAGAGGTTTATTCACACCATAATTGTAGTTCCAGTCATCAACATAGAACCACATAGATAGGGAATAATTTGAACGGGCAGACTGAGCACCGTCCATGAGATCAGCCGCCTTAATAACCTGCATCTGAAGCCCACTCGTCAACGATGTATGGTTTGTTGCGCCACTAGTTGCATACTTAATCAACACATACACTATTATGATGATCACGACGATAATGAGCACTTCGGTGATTTTCATATTGACTGTACAGTACTTGGATATAATTATTGTGACGACGTTCTAATGACTATTCAATTACATAAATAGTCCGTATAAGATTCTGTATCTACTACACCTTCTTCTTCTTAGCTGGTTGGATTGTGGTCGGTGGTATTTGTGTTGGATCAGTTGAGGGTAGTTGTCCACCCGCCACAATAGGATCTTTTGTATCGGGGGGCCTTTTCGTATTGGGCCCATCTGCGGGTGCCGCACTATTGTGTTCGTCCCCGTTTTGTTTAAAGTACCATGCCAGTGATAGATAATTATTGTCTGTGTTGTATGGAGTAATCTCATCTATTCCTTTATTCGTAGTCTGTTTCACTTCATCCCACACATCCATATTGATATTGATAGGGATAATACGAGTCTTGTCGTTTCCTGTCACAGTCTTGACAAACACAGCTGTTTCTGTATTACCATAATAAGAGTCTGTGGAGATTGGGGGGTTGTAATCTTTTACGAGAGAATATAGGTAGTGAACGTTCTTCATGTCTAGAGCATGGTTGAAATATACTACATTACACACCTTGCCAGACAGCTTCGGGGACCCGATGGTCAGGTCTCCATACGACATCTCGGGCACTATGTCACGCGATGACTGAATCAACTTACCATTCACGAACATGTCAAGAGTACCATTGACGTAGTTCACAACTATGTTATTCCATTTCTGCATAGCCACCGATGCTAAAGTGAGCAAGACTGTATTTCCGTTCTTCGCTACATCTCCAACCGAATCTGGATTTGTACTTGGATCGGGTTTCGTATTCTTCACAGTGAAGATCATGGTTCCCTTCTTGGGATTCCACATGATATGAGGCATCTCATTATAATTCATTACAGTGTAGTAGTTGTCGGAAACCGATGCAGTCGTACTATCCAAGTACACCCATAACGACACTGCATATGTGTAGTTGAATACACCCACTTGACTAATAACAGGAATATCAGATTCGTCAACGATTCCATTTAGTTTGGTGTATGTTCCCAACGTCTTCACTGTCGCCAATGACACTGGTTCCTGCAATATTACGTTACCACCTTGCTTAGCGAACTTGTTCATTGAGTATGGTATAATAAATAGGTAGGACGCATAGACCAACAACACGACAACCAATGTTATCATATCCGCACCCGAAGGTTTCTCAATGGAACCCACCTTTCCTGCTAGTCCGACTGCACCACTTGCTGTAGATCCAGCCAAGACACGCAATGATGGAACACCGATCCCTAACATACTGAGACCGCTGCGTGTAACGTCATATACTAGACATGGGATATAGAACAGGGAATTCACGACAAGTCTAAAGTAGGGAGACTTCTGAAAGTGGGTCGTGTTGGCTAGATACTTGAACATAAATATCATGATGGCGAATATGACCACAAGGTTCAGTAGAAGTGATACAACGCTATGCGTCTTATTAAAGGAATTTGCCATTGAAACAAACCAGTATATCAGGGTAGATATAAAGCCGAGTCCTCCGAGCGTAAGCAGAATCGTATGGAATACAGAGGTAATCTTTTGCATCTGAGTATTCCCGTCTTTGCCTAATATGCGTTCTACGTCGCTGAACATTCTCACTGAGAAGAATCCGACCCACAAGATGAGCAGTGTAATTGATACTCCGAACAGTTGCGATGCACGGGTATTCTTGAAACTGAGAACGCCGTCATTGTCGGTGAAGTCAGACATGTTTATAAACACTCCAGTGAACATGAGTAGGATAGACACCACAAAGAACACTGTATGACCAATTCCGAATGATGTAAAACCCGACAATAGACCACCCGTACCCGTCTCTCCTATCTTCGGTTTGATTATCGGATAACTCAGTAGTGTTAGAAGGTACACCAATCCCATCACGAGCAAAGTGATAGTCGCAGTAAGACTTGGTCCCATATATTCTCGCAACACACCTCCGAAATCTACAGAATACATGATGACAACAAATGTGACAAAGGCTACGTACACCAGACTTAGTCTTATTTTCTCTATTTGAAGATTCGGAGTATATTCCTCTTCGGTCGACGGTTGCATCGCGCCAGAAAACAGTTTCCATGCCATCATCATAATAGTTGGGACAATGAGGATACGATACGACATGATGGCCGAAGCGGACACGTTGCGGTAAAACACGATGAGTCCGAAAAGGAACACGAATAGTAGGAGAGCTCCTTTGACCTTGTCAACGAGCTGGAGAATCGTCTTCATTGATGGGACGTAAAGTAGAAGCACGAGTGTTGTAATCGTTACAAACATAAGCACAAGTCCAATATTCTCCAACACTTTGATTATGGCGGGAGATGCTACTGATTTATTGTTGAGTAGGGATGTTGGATTAGCGAATGCCAATATTATCATTATGATGGTCAGAACGAGCACGAGTGATCCGAAAAGGACATAGGGTGTCCCATCACTAAGTTTCCCAATGGGACTGTTCAGTATTGAGTCCGTTCCTGTAGAGGTATTCATTGAAGAGGGAGATGTATCCATATATTGTGCCGAGACAATAAATGGACTGTGTTACGGCACCAATCGTGCTACTAGATAGATAGATGTATAACTATGAGATTCACATGTTTTCAAACGCTGTCTTCTTGCCATGACAATTCCTACACATGGCGATGAGGTTACCTACATCATTTCCACCACCATACTCTAGACGGACCTTGTGATCCACCTCGAACCAGGCGTTCAGTTTATCGCGACAGTCACCGCAGCGCCAGTCTTGCATCGATGCGACATATTTCTTCTTGGTCTCACTGACAGAACGCTTCGTAGCCTTGGTCTTGGTGCTGCGATCGTACCCAGCACCACCATACCCACCACCCAATTTTCCTGACTGGAGGATTTTCTGTTCCATATTAGGCGCCGATGAACGAGTCGGATTGAGCGCACCCATGAAGCTGCGACTGGCACTATCACCCACAGTAAAATCAATTATGGGCGATAATAGATCAGCAGAATGCTTCTCTATAGGGAGATACTTAATTGTGTTGTTCGCGTGCAACAACAACTGTTTACCCTTAGTAGGATCCTTTCGAAGTACTAGGTAGAGAGAAAGACCAGCGAACACATACCCAGCGATCTGAAGGTTCTTCTTGTTCTTATAGATTAATGACGTGTATTTTCCGTCATGATAGGCATTGTATGCAAAAAAAGCGGTAATTAATAGTACAACAAGTTCTAATCGCATATGTTCAGGTTAATTGATATGGTTCGTCTGTTTAATACGTACTGTACCCCCACAAGATAATTATGAGGGCGTCCGATAGTTGTCTCGCATCTGACCTACTAGAGTAGATATGTATGTTACATCGATAGGATCGCTATCATGTTCCAACACATGTATAAACAACTTGCAGAGAGAAGCCAACGAGTTGTTTTCGCTCGCATTGAGCGTCGCACTATTCGATGACAATAAGTTGAACAGGACTGTGAAGGAAATTACGAAACCCCATATATCCAAGTTCTTCAAGTACTCCTGATGATAGTACTCCTCTAAATAGAACTCGCCTCCACGAATATACTTCTCCAATATGTTCGCTATGTAGTGTACGGCGAACGCAGGTACGGCATCGTCTCTCCCCATATAAGCACCACTCCGTTCCTTGCCTGCGTAAGGGATGTCGAACTTGGTTGACGCATAAGGAACGAGCTTTCCATAAATGGTATTCATAATAGATATTGATCCCTCGCCACGTATCTGGTTCCAGTCGCCTATGAACCCCGCAGCAAACGCGACTATGTCATCGCGACTCGGTTTTTGATTAGGTTCTTGTGTCAATAGAAACGCGTCAATGGCATCACTAAACTCGTCGTTAAACAAGATACATGACGGTGGGAGATTGAACTGAAATGGACGATACGTCGCCATACGATCTACGCTATTCTTTATGTTTTTGGAACCAAACGTAGTCATATCAAACGCCAGACCCCAATCAATCAGCTTTGACTTTCCATGGTAGAACATAATGTTTGACGACTTGATGTCACCATGGAATAGACCAAGCCCGTTCATCGGTAGAATACCGCGAATGAGAAGATCTTGTAGCGAGGAGAGAATACCTTCCATAGCAGGATAGTCGTTCGCGTGGGCCAGACAGAAATCATCAACGGTGTCTCCTCCATAGGGAATGAGTATGGATGTGACTTTGTGTAGAGAACGATTGATATTCTTTCGTGTTATATTCTTCTTTATCAAGGGTTTGCATTGCTTGTCGTACGCATGCATATCGCGTTTCGTGAGAGGACCAGGACGACACTTTGCCACGTTTGCCACCAAAAAGTAATTGGCATAATCGGGAATGGATCGTAGTCGCTTATCAAACTTGCGAATGAGTGCGAACTCTGTCTCCGCATGCTTGTTTGTGAGCAGTTTCGTCACATACTTTGTACGTGGATCCATATTATCTATGTCTGCGTTTGTATTATCGTCATCATTGTCACACTTTAATGCGGGAAGGAACACGCATCCATATCCACCTGACCCAATGGATCCAGATCCCTTCATGTTTTTCCCACGTCCTTTACGTCGGTTTGATGTCATACTGATATATACAATACATATTATTTCAAAGTAGCAGTAGCAGCTACCTACCTGTTATACAGGTAATATATCATACCGAACAGAGCGCAAACGAGCACTGCATACAAGACATGACGCTTCGTTTTGGCCCACTCAATGTACTTCACATCTCTCGGCTTGTAGTTGTCATGATAGTCTGCGTAGAACTTTGACATTGATACCTGCTTCACACCAAGCTGTTTGTTCATCTTGTTGTGTACAAAATGCATCCAGCGAACGAGTGAGTCACGTGAGTCTAAATAAGGGGACATTGGGTACGTGTCCAACATGTCTTGGAACGCCGATGCCATATCCGCATTCGGGATGAAGAGAGGTAAGTTCTGAATAAAATCGTAGTACTTCTTCTTCACTCCGTCATTTGGGTGCAGAGGATACGTCATCGTAGCGGTATGTAAGAAGAACCAATAATGTGGCCCCCATACCTTTGCATCTAGGTCTACCATTACCCTGAGGGCATATTATAAATCGGGCTATTCATCGCTTAGATACATAAGCCACATACTAGTATATTAGTGCCACGAACGACAATACCTCTCAATCAATCAAATGAACTTCGTATTCGAATCATCTCCAACCGAACAAAATCATACAATTAGTGCTACTATACTAGCCCGACCAGAACGTCATGGTCATACAACCATGTCATCATCAACAACCTGTAGTAATTGTGGTAAGATAGGTCACATGTTTTACCAGTGCAAACTTCCCATAACAAGTTATGGAATTATTCTATTTCGCATGAACAGACACAATGTACCAGAGTTTCTTATGATCCGTCGTAAGGACTCCTTTGGGTACATTGATTTTATACGTGGAAAATACTCATTGTCAAATCGGTTCCAGATACAAAAGTGTATCGACGAGATGTCTATGGTTGAAAAGAACCGCATCCTCACGCTCCCATTCACTACTCTATGGGAGGAACTATGGGGACGAGCTACACACGGAACGTACAAGTCGGAGGAGAACATTTCCTCTAAAAAGTTCGATATACTGCGCACCGTAGGGGTTGTAATTGGCGATATTGGAGACAACGAACCAACTCATACATTAGCTGATATGGTACATAGTAGCCCGACTGCATGGAGGGAGCAGGAGTGGGAGTTTCCAAAGGGGCGTAGGAACTTCCGTGAGAACGACATCGACTGTGCTTTGCGTGAGTTCGAAGAAGAAACTGGACTAGACAAGACATCTATCACTGTAATAGAGAACATTGTGCCATACAAGGAGTATTTTATTGGATCAAACTTCAAGTCGTACAAACACAAGTTCTATTTGGCTCATACAACCCAAACCGACTGCGATATGACAAAGTTCCAGAGGTCTGAGGTAAGCAATCTAGAGTGGAAAACCGCAGCAGAATGCATAGAATGTATACGTCCGTATAGTTTAGAGAAGATACGGATAGTGCAGAATATATGCAAAATGTTAGATGTGTATAGTTTTTATTCGTAGGATATAGTAATATAGCTATATAGTAGTAACACACGATATACCAGTATGTCCGCACCCGAATTAACGATACAAGAAGATAATGATGTCGTACATATCGTCGCACCTGATCCGAACCAGGTCATCGCAGAGAAGTGCGACTTCGACAACAATGTATATGAACCACTACACAGCTGTAACAAGTTTCTCCTTCGCCGAGAGTTCGCGGAGAGAAATCAACCAACGACCAATAACGATGGCAATGAAAACAATGATATGTATCCCACCTTAAATGACCCCGATTTTTCACTGAAGATCGCAAACAAGCGCGAGTTCCGCGATACAATGTACGATGGAGATGTACACGACGTGGAGGCACGAGCCAATGAGTTGGCACAGATGGAGTTCGAACTGACTCCCCATCAAATGTTTGTGAAGAACTTTTTGTCGTCACGCACGCCCTACAACAGTTTATTGCTGTTCCATGGTCTAGGGACAGGAAAAACGTGTTCTGCAATCGGTATTTGCGAAGAGCATCGCGATTATATCCGCCAGACGGGAGACATGAAGAAGATTCTCATTGTCGCGTCACCCAACGTACAGGATAACTTCCGACTCCAATTGTTCAATGAAAGCACAATGACGAATCTGAATGGGGAATGGTTCATCAAATCGTGCATCGGTAACAAGCTTATTCGCGAGATAAACCCCACCAAGACGAAGAATGTGTCAAAGGAACGCACAGTACTTCAGATAAACCGTATCATCAATGAATCATATGAATTCATGGGATACCGCGAGTTCACGAACTATATTGAGAAGAAACAGATGATCGGTATCCGTATTGATGACGACGTGACATCGTCTAAGCAAATTGCACGCATGAAGCGCAACTTGAAGTCCGAGTTCGATGACCGACTACTATGCATTGACGAGGTCCATAACATCAGAAACGCGGATGACGTTGGTAACAAGAGGACAGCCAATCAACTCATGTTTCTCATTAAGAGTACGACACGTATGAAACTACTACTTCTATCAGGAACACCCATGTTTAACAACTACAAGGAGATTGTGTGGTTGATCAACCTCATGAACATGAACGACGGTCGCGGACTCATCAAAGTGAGCGATGTATTCAATGCGAACGGAGAGTTCCAAGAGAGCGATGAGGAAGAGGAAACCGAGAGCGGACGCGATGTATTGGCACGTAAAACTGCAGGGTATGTATCGTTCGTCAGAGGCGAGAACCCATATACATTTCCTTATCGCGTGTATCCCGACCTGTTTTCACCAGATAATACGTTTAGCGTTATCCCACTACAGAAGAATAGTATTGTAGGTGGTGAGGTGGTACAGAACAAAGTGAATACGATCACCAAGTCAAATATATACGTGACACGTGTGGGCGAGTACCAAGAGGGTGTATATAACAACATGATACAGGATCTAGTATCGGATATGGCGTCTGGTAGGACACATACTAAAAAATCAGGCGATGACGAAGACGATGGTGACGAAGAAGGTAGTGGTACTAAAGGCACAGTCCGTATAGGATACACACGCTTACAAGATCCACTCCAATGCTTGAATATGACATTTCCACTGAATGATATGACTGGGCTAGACGCCGACGATACTACTGTAGATGCAAATAAGGTAGAGAATGTTCTAGCTCGTCACGCAGCGGTCGCCAAGGACGCCATTGGAACGCGAGGATTGAAATCCACGATGGACTACGTCGACGAGCGCACGGAGAGTAATTATATGAAGGGACAGTTCGCATACAAGACATGGATACAACAGAGCAAGGAACATAAGAACTTTCTAGCACCTGATAATGTGGGGCGATACAGTGGGAAACTGAAGCAGGTATGCGACAGTATTCTAGAGTCTGTTGGAGTGGTATTGGTGTATTCGCAGTATTTGGACGGCGGACTCATTCCGATCGCGCTCGCATTGGAAGAGATGGGTATCGCGCGCTACGGTACCAAGGACAAGTCGCTATTTAAAACACCACCCACGGCCAAACCATTCCTTGTCGGAGCCAATCCTCCTCGTCAAGCCAAATACATCATGATCACAGGTGACAAACGAATCTCGCCAGGGAACGCTGCGGAGATTGCCGCAGCCACGAAAGACGAAAACGTCTACGGTGACCATGTCAAGGTGGTATTAGTTTCCATGGCGGGATCGGAAGGCGTTGATCTCAAGTTCATTCGCCAGGTACATATCGTCGAACCATGGTACAATATGAGCAGGATTGATCAGATCGTGGGACGCGCCGTGCGTCACAATAGTCACAAACTTCTTCCATTCCGCGAACGAAACGTACAAATATTCATGTATGGCTCCGCAGTGCGCGACGAAACGCAAGAGACAGCCGATATCTACGTATATCGTAACGCGGAGGCCAAGGCGGTCCAAATAGGAGTCGTAACACGCGCTCTCAAGGAGTTCTCTGTGGATTGTTTCTTGAACCATTCGCAAACCAATTTCAGTGCGGACAAAATGGACCAGAGTGTAGAGCAACTATTGTCTTCTGGAAAAGTAATACCCGATTTCGTTGTGGGCGACCAAGCAAATACCACACTCACTGATTTCATGGAGGACGGTAACTACAAATGCTACAGCAAAACAGAATCATCGGAGTTGATTGAAGAGGACCTGAACAACAGTACATACGACGAACGATTCATATTGTTGAACACCGACAAGATTATACAGAAGATACGAGGACTGTTCAGAGAGAATCATTTCTATAGGAAGGACGATTTGTTCGCACGATTAATGCATATCAAGAAGTATCCCATCGCACAGGTGTATGCTGCGCTCACAATTCTTGTGGATACGGACACTGAGTACATAACGGACTCATATGGTCGCAGTGGGCGATTGGTCAACCTCGGAGAATATTATCTGTTCCAACCTATTGAACTCATGGACAAACATATTACATTGTTTGAGAGAACGGTGCCACTGCAGTTCAAACATGACAGGTTGAAAATCAAGATGGATCTCGCACCTACTCTTGATGACAACCTGATGCGCGCTGCGAGTCAGTCACAAAATGCAACCGATGCCGACGCGAAGATTGGTGACGGTGATACACATGTGGTAGAAGATGGAGGGGTGACCGTGAATGCTATCAGCGCACCCAGTGCAATCAGTGCAGCGCACGCATCCATCATCAATGGTGATGAGATTGTGACACGTCTAGACACCGAATATAAACTTGCGAAGGAGGTGTATGATACCGCTACCAATATGAAGCGTGGAGAACGTGACATATACAAGTATTTCGGATCCGCTATGTTACGACTGGTGAATAACGAGATAATGACAAAGTATGACGCATTTAACATACTAATGGATCATCTCATGGGACATCTTCAAATGGTACATAAAATCACATTATTACACTACGTGTTTGATGGAGTGATGACCGAACCTAATATAGACATGAAGAATCGCATCAAGCAATGGTTTGTTTCACGACAGATTGAGACGACTGGAGACTACCCTGTAATCGGAATGGCGTTCTATGATACATCGTTAAAGAAGGGGGGTGGTGCAATATATTACGTCCTATCAACCTCTGACAATGGTGCTAGTACTAGTACAGTCAAATCGTGGCACCCCGCTCAAACAGAGGACGTAAAAGATTTAACCAATCATATAATGGAGAACAATGCAGTCATCTCAGATGACGTTGCGCATTTGTTCGGATTCATTGGTGACGACATGAAGAATGCAAACATCATTTTCAAACTGAAGGAGTTCTCAAACAAACGAAGCAAGGGACACCGTTGTGGTGAGATGAAGAAGGAGTTCAAGCTTGATATTCTTCGCAAACTCATATCCGAAGAGGTCTTGGATAAACTGAAATATATTAGCCCGAAGATGGACAAGACATTGGACCCACCACAGAGAATCAGTTACTATGTGATGCACGAGACATGTGTATTCGTAGAGTTCATACTACGTCACTACGACTCTACCAAAAAGGACGGAAAGCGTTGGTTCTTTGACTACGAGGACCAGCACATGTTCCGTGATGTATTGAAGGTGTGATCAGACGAGTGACAGACGTAAAAGATATAGACGCATTTAACATGAATATGATATATACACATGTTAAATATAGGCATAGAAGATATAGTTATTGATCCTATAGTGACTCACGTCACATGTGCAGTAGAACAAACAACGGGACTGGATCGCAACCCCATTGATAAATATTATACAAAGACTGGAGTGGCGCGCGAATGTGTGGCTCTAATGAGAAAACATGTGTCTCCGCGTCATCTGAACAAAGATATAGTCATTGAACCGAGTGCAGGTAGTGGCTCATTTATCTCTTCACTCAAAACTCTGAAATGTCAGTTGAAGATGTATGATATTCTCCCCGACCATATCGATGTGATGAAGCGAGATTATTTGAGCATCCCACTCGACGAGTTGAGATCTGGAATCGGTGGGGAATCGGGTGGTCGGATCCATGTGGTGGGCAACCCACCATTCGGACGCCAGGCATCACTCGCCATAAAGTTCATAAAACGGTCTTGTGAATTCGCTGATTCCATCTCGTTCATTCTTCCCAAGAGTTTCAAGAAGGACAGCATGCGTCGCGCATTCTCACCAAACTACCATATGTATCACCAACATGATCTAGATCCGTCGTCATTTTTAGTGAACGACAAAGAATATGATAGCCCATGCATATTTCAGATATGGGTCAGACAGACGAATCAGAGAACTGTTCCTGTTGTGCATGTCCCAACATATTTTTCTTTTGTGAAACGCCCTGATTTGGTTACTGGTCCAAACCAAACCGATAATACTCCTCATGTGGCGGTGCGTCGTGTCGGTGTGTATGCTGGACGTGTCACACGTACTCCGACCGCAGCAGATGCGGAAACGAAGAGTGTTCATTCACACTACTTTATCCGATTTACACCCAAGTTCTGCGAGGATAACGATATTGATGTTATTACAACACGTCTCAATGAAATTGTATATGAACCTGATAATACGGTCGGACCACGTTCTGTTTCCAAGAACGAACTAGTGGGTGCGTTCAACCTATGTCTAGAGAAATAGAGATATTGCCTAAAATTGAATGGATATTATCTTAGGACAACATGGTATAAAAATAGTATCCCCAGTATATAGTAGTCAGAATGAACGCTTCTCTTCAACCTCGTACACAACATCAGACGAGCCAACGAAAGAATCAAAACCGTTCTCGTAATTCACCGTCCGATATGCCATCGCTGTTTGAACATGCGATCCTTGACAGACAAGTAGCAATTCATATCACAAGCGTGGGCAAGAACTTGACACAGACACTTGAGAGATGTATCAAGATGCAACATGAGGGTAAATGTTCAGTGGAAGGGTTCATTAAAGTTGATTCGGCTAAGATTATATCCTATTCGGCAGGAAAGGCGGTAGCCGATTTGATATGCTTTGCAGTGGTATTTGAATGCCAGGTATGTCACCCTGTAGAAGGTATGTACATACAGTGTACTGCAACGAATATCACCAAGGCAGGAATCCGTGCAGAGAGCGTGTTCAATCCCAGTCCTATAGTTGTATTTGTGACACGTGATCACAACTATGACAATGCGTATTTTAGCACCATCAAGGAAGGGGACTCGATCAAACTCAGTGTGATCGGACAACGATTCGAATTGAACGATACCCATATATCGGTGGTGGCACAACTCGTCGAACCAACCAATATCGTTCGTTCCGCAGTTGACAGAGGTGAAGGAAAGAAGAAACCTAAGATTGTCATAAAATAAGAGTAGATGTAAAAGGTTTAGATATGTTACCATACTTCATGATATGGAGCAACTAGGTATAATTACGAGTACAGAGTTGAATATAAACTCAACCACCGAGAACATCGTGTATGCAAACACGGCGAACACCTGGTCACCACAAGACCTACAGACCTTGTGTGGAAAACTGGAACTACTAACCAAGATTAATCAGGTAGAAATATTACGTATTTTTCAAGCGGATAAACACACAGTCATCAACGAAAATAAATATGGGGTTCATATCAATATGACTGATGTGGAGAATACTACAATTGACAAACTGAATGCGTTCTTGGAGTACGTTCACCAACAGGAGAACGATTTGACGTACATTGATACCCAATTGAGCACAAACGAAAATTACATGTTACAAGAGCATAAAGAGAACACGCCTCTTAGTATTACTACTGCATCATCAAGTGTATAATACCAGATCAAACATGATAGAAGGAATACTTAATGATTTACAACCACATATGTTTACTTTAAAAACTCTGTCACGGACACACCAACATAAGGCCAACAACAGCATACAACTAGAGTCATCCGATACAGCTCTAATCGCTGAATGGGATAAGACATTGAAAAAGGATCAAGACATAAAGGAGAAGACATCTGAGATGTTTTTCCCAAAAGAATCAGACCAGCTTTTTTGGTGCTACTATGTTCTAGCACACGGATTTAGTGCATATGAGATACTTGATACACAACGGTTTATTATAGAGAAGACAGAGAAGCTAAAATGTGTAGACCTAATACGTCTGCATCGCAAACAGCTAACCGCGAACAAGATTCGTGGCATTGATGCGATTGAGAATACATTGGTCCATGACCGCGCGATCGACGTCAAGACATTTATTGCGTTATGTATTGTCAGCAACCTGAATGTCCTGTTTGTACATAGACGCAAGGTGTTTGAGGTATTGTTTGACGTAGAAGAGACGGATACTGGTTCTAATATATGTGTGATCCATCAATACGATTCACCTCGCACGCGATACGGATACGAAATGGACGTGAATCCGTCAAAGATGGACGAGTATATGCGCCGCACAAGCACTAAAACTGAGACTAATACAGAGGGAATAGATGTAATACCTACACAACAGTCCATGTACTATGTGAAGGCGGTCAGTATCACGAACCCTCTTCGCGCAATCTCGTCATATAAGGTCGGGGAGTTACGAGATATGAGCGTGGCGTTAAAAATTCTGGATTCTGAGACCGCGTGGAAGAAGACGAAGCCACAGCTTTACGAAACCATTATGCATAATCTATAGTCATTTATCAAATATACATATGTGCTATGAGCACACATGTATTATTACTATTACTACTACAATGACATGCAGTAGAATTGAATGGATTGAATATGAGAAGAGTCACAACATCATATAATAATAAGCCTGTACTGTATACTATACATACCATGAGCAGTAACCATAAAACAACCGATCGCCGTACCAATCAACGCGATAGTCGTCCTAACAATAACAAACGCGGTGAGCGCATCGTTGATGTTAAGAAGCTGCGCGACGGAACGAAGAAGGCAGGACCAATGATGGAATCACTTTGTCGAGCATTCTGGGAACGCAAACCATTTATCAATGGCACGTCTTCCAATGTGAACAACGAACTCGAGGTAAAGTTCAATACGCCACGCTACCACAATCCCAAAAACGGACCAGATACTACTCCGTACGTACCCCCCCTCACACGAAACGACTACGATAACGTGATATCCAAACTACAGTCACTAGGATTCTCTACTGTGAACGATGCAGGCGCATACATGCTACGAATCCAACCAGAGTTCTTGGACAGTCGAAATGGCACATACGCGCTATCGAAGGTACGTGTAGAGATCCGTGGATTCGCTGCAATCCAGGAGTATTGTGTACATAACGATATCAATAAGATATTGGACGCGCCAATATACAGTCGCGCGATATCTATGCACAAGAAATCAGATGCGAAGCATCCGACCACTGGTGCGAAATTATCGTCCGCCAATTTCATGGACTTCCATTTCAAGGTATCATACAGCACAGAGGAGGAGTATAGTTTAGTCTCCCGATTCGGCATCGCGAAGAGCACCGTGGATAGCTGGCAGAAGAGCAAGAAGGCGTTTCGCTACATTAATCGTGTAACATTTACACACCCTGATTATCCAGTAAAGGTAGATATCAGTATAGTGAAGAGTGCAGGCATGCGTCCAGACACGCGTGCATACACCACATCAGAGGCAGGAGTTTTCCTAGCAGATGAGGCGTATGAAGTTGAAGTTGAGGTGGATAACTCAATGATCGGAATAGGTACACCTACGGAAAATGTGGAAACACTCATAGTGAATCTGCGCAAGTGCATTAAATATGTGCTCATGGGAATACAAGAGACGTCTTATCCAGTACCCGTAAGTGACCAATTGGGTGTCGCAGAAGAATATCTGCGACTCATTGGCATCAAACATGGATCGCGTCTATTCTCAAACCATTTCATAGGTCCGTCATCATTTACGCTCCAGCGCGGCAACATCACCGACGACACCGCAGAAGACTATAATTCAAATATGCCGAATGTACGTAACAATTACACAGTCACTGACAAAGCTGATGGTGAGCGCCGCCTTCTATTTATTGCAAATACAGGTCTAGTGTATTTGATAAACACAAACATGAAGATCCTATTCACAGGCGCAAAGACGGAAAACAAACTATTCTATAACACGCTTCTGGACGGTGAGATCATCACTCACGACAAACATGGTAAGTTCATCAACCTGTTCGCTGCGTTTGATGTGTATATGGTGAATGGTAAGAATGTTCGTTCGCACGTATTCTATCGCGAAATATCTAATGATGAAACTGACGACAAACACCAACATAAATCGCGTCACCATATTCTTGTTACATTGATGAAGGAGATCATATTGTCGTCTGTTGTTCCTGGACCTGGACTAGACCCACAAGAACGAGTTCAATCACCACTTCGTGTCAGTGTGAAACAGTTCTATGCCAGCTCACCCACGAAAAGCATCTTTGCGGGTTGCGCGACGATTCTGGACCGCGTAGACAATGAACTGTTTGAGTACACGACGGACGGGCTCATATTCACACCCAGCGACATGGGTGTGGGCGCGGACGAGGTGGGCAAGGTGGGTCCCCTCAATAAGCTCACTTGGGCACGTTCATTCAAATGGAAGCCCGCGGAATTCAATACGGTGGATTTCCTGGTTACAGTCAAGATGGGTGACGACAACCGTCCGATAAAAAAGACCATGTTTGCGAGCGGACTAGATGCTGCGAGCACAACACAGTTAAAGCAGTACAAGACTCTGATTCTGATGTGCGGTTTTGAAGAAAAGCAGCATGGCTACATTAATCCATGTCAGGACGTGTACGACGACAACATACCAACATATCATGATGCGACAAAATCGGATACACCTAGCAACTATAGACCTATGCAGTTCTTCCCTACGAATCCTTACGATATCAATGGTGGTATATGTAACGTCATGCTGCGCAAGGATGGTAATGGCGATGAACAGATGTACACAGAGGAAAACGAGGTGTTCGACGAGCAGATGATTGTGGAGTTCCGATACGAGATGACCAACGACGCGCTATGGCAATGGATACCATTAAGGGTGCGATACGATAAAACGAACGAGTTTCGCCGTAAACTGAATAACTTCGGAAACGCATACAATGTGGCCAATAGCAACTGGTTCTCTATCCATAGTCCCATCACACACAGCATGATCAGAACAGGTCTCGGCGTCCCTGCAACAGAAAGTGACAATGATGTCTATTACAACCGCGTGAACAAGAACAAGATGAGCTATCACACAAACTCGCTACGCGACTTTCACAACTTGTATGTGAAGATGATGCTCATTACCAAGGTGAGTCGTCCAGGAGACACACTTGTCGATGTGGCTTGTGGTAAGGGCGGTGACTTCTCCAAATGGATCCAGGCGCGCCTCTCGTTCGTATTTGGGGTGGATTTGTCCCCTGACAATATTGAAAACCGCCTCGACGGCGCATGCGCGCGATTCCTGAACCTCAAGAAGAAGACAAAGACCATGCCATCGGCTCTGTTCGTCGTAGGTAACAGTCAGATGAATATTCGCACGGGAGAATCCATGACTGAGAAGGCGAAACAAATCACTGCCTCCGTGTTCGGTCGCACGCCCAAGAATGTTGCGATCGGTAAGGGAGTTGCAAAGCATTATGGTGTGGGTGAGGACGGATTCAATGTGACATCATGTCAGTTCGCACTCCACTACTTCTTCGAGGATAAACATATCCTGCATCGGTTTATTCGGAACGTGGTTGAATGTACCAAGGTGGGAGGGTACTTTGTCGGCACATGCTACGACGGCAAACGCATATTCAATATGTTGAAGGGTAAGAAGAATGGCGATGAGGTAGAACTTCATCACGCCAACACATCAACCAAAATATGGGGAGTCAAGAAGTTGTACGACGAAGACACATTTGAAGACGACCGAACTAGTGTGGGCTACACTATCAGTGTGTATCAAGAGACCATCAACAAAGCATTTGAGGAGTACTTGGTGAACTTTGACTACTTGATCCGTGTTATGGAGAACTACGGATTCCAGGTTCTGACCGATGTCGACGCGAAGCGCATTGGGCTCCCGTCGGGATGCGGACTATTTGAAGATCTGTTCAAACAAATGACTTCCTCCAAACTGGGACGTGGATCAACCGAGTTCGGTACCGCTGCCAACATGACCGCCAATGAGAAGGAGATATCATTCAAGAACCGTTACTTCGTGTTCAAAAAGATATCCAATGTGAACATCGATCGCGTAACCGCAGAGGAACTGGGTGACCGTGACGCGGAGATTCCCATTGAATCTGAGATCGCTTCTGCTACCGAGATCGCAGTCGCAGTCGCAGACGAAGATGAAGGCGCAGACCAATTTGTAGCTGACGATATAGAACTGGTGATCAGTGAGAAACCATCATCAACACAAAAGAAACGAACGATATCCGTTCGGAAGCCGCGAAAGTTAAACAAGTCTATTGTGCTTCAAGGAGCTACTACCACCAGCAAATAGGAATAGCTAAGGTGTGAAAATCTACATAAAAATAATTATTATATGGATCGAAACAATGTATTCATTTTTTGTAACGCACGGCACACTACCTAACATCAATGTCAAATAGTATAAACATACCACACAAGTAACAATACAGGAACAGAAAAATAACATACAAAACACACACACACACACAAATGAACTACCATATAATACCGACAAAACCACATGATGCATCGCTCATGATCCGTACCACAACAGCTGCATCCATTGTACCCACCATATCAAATAGTTTTTTCAATAGTATTCCCAACATCAAGTCCCAGTTCAATATAACATACCTAGCGAAACAACATAATATGTCAGACGAGGACATCATCCATATGATGAAAATCAATGATATATATGGATTCTTATCCGAGGTAGTATGTCCCGATTTTGCAGCAAAACATGGAATGGGAGAGGTGTTTAACAACTCATTCTTTACACGGGTAGAGGTTCTAAGTACATGCGACTTGTTACAACCCATGCAGTCTGCGACAGCAAATCATAAAATACTGTACATAGGTAATGATTATTCGTCCTTTTCTCATGTTGTCGCGTACATGCTCCCTCGTCATCCACCCGCGGTCACTCATATTTTACCTATACGTTTACGCGACCCAACATGGTTTGAATACGTGAACAATATCCCGACGTCAAAGCAAAGTGCCCTTATTTACGTGGACGCATGCGCCAACACACCAACGTATCCACCTACATATCTAATGTTTCTACTGAAGACCCTCGCGATTATCCTCGCATGCCAAGAGAAAAATGGATCGGTGGTGATAAAGATCGGAGCGCTATATTTTAAACCTATACTGGATGTACTATTTGTTCTGTCGGGAAAATATACTAATATGCATATCATGCGTCCATTCGTATCAGAAGACACGGATACACGATTTGTAGTATTCACAAAGTTATTGTCACGACCGATTGCGTTAGACAATCTAATCACTTCCGCAAACGCAGCCAAATCTACAATACCTCCCGAAATCATATATTCGGTTACAGATTATGAAATGTCACACTATTTTGCAAATAAAATAGAAGAGTGTAACTTGTTGATCGGGCAAAAAAATGTGGAACAGTACGATAGCCTGATGATGATGATAAAGAACTCTTCAAAAGAGAGTCGTTGCGAATCTGCGAAAAAAACATCAATTATGAGATGTGTCTACTGGTGTGAAAAAAATAATATTCCAACAAATGCGACACTCACTGATAGATAATATGCGACTACACTGCTTGATTGATTGTTTGCTTGCTTGCTTGCTATATCTATCTACATCTCTGACTCGCTCGCATGCTCGCTGGGAGACCTGTACGACACGTATCAAACGTTTTATGGATTGGTTTATTGGGACCAGTACCGATTGCGGTCTTAATGGTATTCAGAGTCAATCGGGTCGTTCGAGAACTACTCGACACACCACCATCCTGCGAAAACTGAGCGTTACTGGGATTGAATACGTTGACTACAGTGTCGGTTTTGTTATTTAAATTGGGATCGCATCCGCCCGTATTCGCGTTCGCGTAATGGAATGATTGTTGCTTAAGTGTCATACCACGAGAACGAAGATATTGTTGCTGCGTAGGGTAATACTTTTGATCCGTCTTGTTAAGAACTGTACTAGGACCACGCACAAGGCGCAGTGCGTTCCTCGCCTTACAACAATCGGTTGTAGTAAGATTCTCGTCGAACTCAAGCTTCGTGTCATTGATATTGCACGATATTTCTGTATTGATAGAGTGGCCTGGTCGGTCCATCATCAATGCGATCAATGGAACGGTTTTACTCGATCGCACATAGCGATTATTATTTGTGACCTGGTATGTATCTGGGGTCGTTGCATCCATGGCAACGGTATTGAGCTTCCCTAGACGATAATTCCATTTCATGGGTCGGGGTAGACCATGTTTGTATACGACATCGTTCGTATAATCTTTGTTTGTGTGTGGGCGGAGATTCGTCGGGGCAGAGATACCTGTCAGGGCGGAGTAGTTCTGTGTCATTCAGTATACTGTACACTGGATAAATATTATGTTTGTACAAAGTATACACCGTACTGTACAATACATAGACATGATACGTAAACATATTGGTATCATACTCGCTATCGTCATCATAACCATATTCGCTTATCACTTTAATATATGGTGTTCGTGTCAGGTAATTGAGGGGGTACAGAACCAACAGAAGAGCTACAATGCTGGTAACGAGAACATTGGAACTAAGGTACAAACGAATGCAGGAAATATTCAGTACTTGCAGGACAAAGTTAAAAAGATGGATGGTCTAGATCAGCATGTGGCTAAGATTCAGACTAACGTTGATAAACTGAACAACCAAATGGCTTCCATTAAAGCAGCACAGACGGGTCGCGCGAAAGATAGTCAAAAAGCAACCAGTAAGCCTGTAACAGGACTACACTAGGCGACATCTTCCATATACAATCATTGATAGGTACATACACATATACTGATTTTTATCTGCGGGTACAGTACTACAGTACTACCGATACATACGCCATGTCAATGTTCTCATCATCGCCTCAAACTAGCGGATCTGCTCCACAGACATACCCTTACCATAAAAACATCCGTTCGCCAGCCAGCCTCCATATGGGTACGAGTGGGAGTCTCCCACAACTGGGTCGCAACATGGGCGGACTAGTGGATTACGTTGAAGTGCTCGTCACAGGAAAGGGAGCATCTTCCACAGGAAAACCACTCGGAAATAAATACTTCATGAAGACGGGAACGACTTGCAAAGACGACAAGACGAAGAAGGATGTCCCTCGGTACATCTATATCAACAACGTTCCACAGGGAGGAATTCCACTGATTTCCAATGTTATGGGGATTAACATGTCCAGCTTTAGAGGGCTTATCCCTGGAGCTGTATCTAACATGGAGGTACTCAACCCCATGGCGATCATGTCGGCGTTCACGAGCGGTTCAAAACCCATATGTCGCGCTCTGACCATGGAGACAATTGATATAAATAACACCACTGGAACCGATACACAGTTCGTTGCCGACGTTGATATTAAAGACCTAAACCCATGTATGTGGGGGGGGAGCGGAACAAATCCTGTCTCTGGAGTCAAGTGTAGCGAAGGGTTTTCGGGGTTATCAACGTTTAGTGGATCACCGATTGAGACCGCACCCACCTTGCCAAACGACGTCATGGCTCAGATATATTTTGTATGTCTGGGGCTTCTGGTCATATATATCATGTTCCGTCTCATGACAAACATACAAAAATAGGTAACAATATTCGATATAATATATATTACCTGTTCAGTTACATTATGCCAACGACACGACATTTTACACCTCCGCGAATAATATATTATTTATGGTAGGTTTTTCGATGATCATCTCATCGGAATCACATAAACATGTATACCCATTGACAACAACGCACCATATCATAAAGATAATAAACAGGACGACACATATACCAGTAATGAATAGGAATAACGGCCCAACGTGATTCATCTATATGGTGTTATGAACTTACTTTTACTGGTATGTATCAAGTTGTATGCTTTTCTACTATGCTGTTATGTGTAGTAGAATAGCTAAAGTTACTTTTCAATTTTTATCCGAATAGTTTATCATATTCGTGTCTTTCTAATACCCTCTACGACCCCCCTTTCTGCTCTTCCTGCCACCCTTTCTACTCTTCCTGCCACCCTTCAGGGTTCTCCTTCTCCTCCTGCCACCATCCATGGTTCTCCTTCTCCTCCTGCCACCATCCATGGTTCTCCTTCTCCTCCTGCCACCAATTGTGCTTTCCTTTAATCTACTACCCATGGATCCGAGTTGGCTACCCATGTTGCTTCCCATGGATCCGATTTTAGACAACCACCCTTCTTTTTCTTCTTCTTCTTCTTCTCTTGGTAGGTACGAGGCTGCAGGTGCAGTCATAGGTGCAGTCATAGGTGCACCCATTCCAGACTCTTCGTATCCACCTCTCATTCTACGAGTTCGGCGACCACCCATTGTATGGCGATATGATGATTTACGTCCCATTATACTGTACTATGTGATTAAAATTCATATCTACATTACCACCATATGAATTTGGTCAGCAGTGTGCTAAACACCGATCCGAAGACGTTTGACCAACTCAGCTGCTGTCAATGCGCCTGCGATCTGAACGCCGATGAAGGGCAATACGTCACTGGACGCAACCTTGCCCATGCTCAACATCGCAAGGGTCATTGCAGGATTTAATAGCGTACCTGTGATCTTTGCTCCAAGGATAAGCAGAATCGCAAAGATTCCAGACGACGCATACACGTTCCCTCCCGTTGCAATAATTACATATGCGAACGCAAATGTAGCTAAATATTCAAATAAAAATCTATTCATCGTCATTGATTATATAGTATATGTCTAAAAGAAATAGAAGACACCAATTCTTTTCGTTTGTATATATATATATACTACACCTAATCGCATACTAGTATAAATATGACGACCATTGCATTCAATCAGTATTGTAACATTTCCTTCATTGGTGGAAGCTATGCATCGACTCCTCTAATGTTCGCACTTACATCTCCTAGTCGTCCCAATGACACACAAGCTCGCATCGTCGGTAATAATGGGATACAGAATTCTAAACATTCTAATCCACCTAAGTTCGGGGTGAGCGACGACACATCATCTTTTGCTATGGGACGCAAACAGTACACGGGCACTGATATGGACGCACCAGCTGTAAGAGACACATATACCGACGCATCCGACCGCCTGCGACGGCTTAAGAGCATCGCACTCGGTAGCGCCACGATCCTCAAGGATGGACAACAGCTCACATATAAGAGTTACAACGCGAACGATGTGAAATGTGCTTTAGGCAAGGTGCGTGGCCATGGATCCGTCGCGCCCGCCAAAAAGGGAGCAATTGAGAACACATACGCATCGGTCTGTACACCGAAGCGCGGATTTCTTCCTCCAAACAACACATCCGTAAACAGCGTCGGGTCTAAACATAGTGCGTTCATGTCGCGCCACGCCTTGGCGCGACTCGAATGTCCTTCTATGGATGAGAATAGCCAAACCAATAACTGTCCAGGCTCCGACCCCGCCAACATCGAGGGAGCCACTTACAGCGCATTTCCGACGAAGCATAATACTATAAACCGTAACTCGCGCACCAGCACTCTGCCCAACAAGCCCGATATGAAGATCAGTATTTTCACACCACACTACCTCCGTCAACGAATCGCATGCAACGACGATTGTCCGTCGTATGAACCCACGGTTATCGCTGGTGAAGCCATTGTGGTCGATGCGAACAAGTTCAGCACATCGTTACCAAATCACATCAAAAGTCGTATTGGCTGTGGTGATTGTCTGACTCAATCATAATAATAACATCAATGAGTTGGATTGTATTTTTTGTATGATGTCACATTAGTGATATATCATACAAAACAATGAGAAGATTTAGTTTTGACCGTTGTATGATCGCACTGCGGCCTTCTGCTTCTTGAATCTCATGTACACAGAACTGTCGTACACGTATTTTGGGTTGCATGCTGATGGAGCAACGTCTCCAGCATTGTTCACCGCTCTAAAGGGTGTCTGGGCCATGCGGGAACTACCGCTGTACTTGGCCGCGTTCGCTCCGTTCCAAGCATTTTGGAGCTGGAAACGCATACGAGAGAACCCTGCGCCACGAGTAGATAAACCAGTGGGCGTATTCATCGTACCCTTGGGTGCATTGTATGTGGATTGAACATTATTGGCCATTGAAGTGTTTGTATGACCCATGTTTTATCTATGCGAACATTTAAAAACGACGCGAGCTGACATTTCGTATCCTACACGTCTTCTTCCCTCTACTATTGTGTTTGCTTTTTCTCATACGACGGTATACACTATTTACCAATAGAATGCCGAAGAAATGTCTACCAGGAGTTATTTGTATTGAAAATGCTACGTTACTTTTCATTGTAATTTTGTGCGCCATCGCAGGATATCTTATCTACAATATATAAGTATCATATCATGAACAACATAATTTTAGACGACCCACAGACTTCTGCTAGTGCATTTTTACAATTTATCAATGGTCCAAGTACCACAAAGAAATACGTTACTAAGGGCGCTGGTGGTTTTGGTTGGGAGATTGAAAACAACGACACCACTCCATACACAAGCATCACTCCGCAAGGTACATTGGTAAAATACACCAAGATCTTCTTGAAGATTGTTCCGATTCATCCTCGTTCCGGGCGGGGGTTTGGTAGCACCCGTGTATCCACTACACCAGTTGATGATTTTATAACCGAACGAGATACACAGACAACTCTGTTCAAGAGATCAAATGTCCAACTAGACCCGATTTGTCCTCCAGTAGTGTTCTCGAGTATATTGACCAATGCACAAGGACAACAGTTGTTATACACGCTCAATCCACATAGTATAAATCCACCAACCAGTATGGATTTCAAAAACGAACCTGAAGTGCAGATGGGTATTATCGCCATGGGCTATACAACAAACTACATCACATTGTGGAGCATTCTAAACAGGAATACAGGAATACCATCTTTGGTTCGAAAAACTCAAACGGATAGCGTGAGTTTCACGATGATAACCAGGTATAAATACATGGCGGCTCATCGTCTCATCCAACTTTACGACATGGGATACTTGCATGGAGACTTTTCTCTACCAAATATTGTTATTGATACAACTCATACCTATCCCAATACCCATGGGACTTCGGAGGGGAGCTCACCTGGGCATGTCTTGCTAATAGATTTTGGGGCAACATTTAAGCATAATATACCACCGGACACTGCAGTCAGTAGGGTCGATAAGTTACGCTATATGATTGACACTAAAGTACCCTACTTAGGAGGGTTAGCTCCTAAAAATCACAACAATTACAAGTGGTTGAAAATATTGATTGAAGATGAAGTACCCTCCGACATTGAGAATATTATGATAAATATCGAAGCCAATGTAGAGAGATATAACGAGGAAATGTACGAGACTATAAGAAGAACTTCTCCAGAAATCATAGCTCATATAGAAAAGTATAATAATTCGCCATCAACAATATCAACCGTTCGAGGTGGGATGCGAAGGAAGAACCGGAAGCGCGTTAAGAGAACCAAACGCGCATCCATATCTCGTAAAAAGAAAAGGAGAAAGACACACCGTGCATTGAAGCGTCGATAGAGTTATTCATATACTCCAACTTGTAGGAATGTATGAATTATAATGTAGGATTGTATTCTGTCTGCATTGGGTGCTGTAGATGATACAGATTTGTCGGTGATAAAACACACGCAGTCTCGTATTGGAGATGCATTACACCCTTGAAGATTTAAAACGCCGTTTTTTATCTATTGCTATTTAACATTATTAATATACCCCACGCTATCACAAATAGAGGCTGTCCTGGACCATCAACAATATTATGGGTTCGCTGATACG